CGCGCGCGCGAGCCAGTGCGAGCGCTCGCGAGCGCATGCCCCCGCGCGTGCATGTGCGTGCGCTCGCGCATGGGGGCGTGCGCGTGTGTGCGTGCGCGTGTGTGTGAGCGCGTGCGCAGGCGTGCGTGGGCGTGCGCGAGCGTGCCCGCGAGCGTGCGCGCACCCCCACCCCACCACCCCTTTGACCCGGTCCCCGGTTTCGGGACCCCCCTCGTTCATGAAGCCCTCAAACGGCTAAGCACTCTGCGCTAATAGACCGCCATACAGTTACATGATACTACATTACTATGTCTGACACTGATTGGGGTGCTTCTCCGGTTCCGCCTACCACGCGTCGCGTTGGGCGTCGTCGTCCTCGTCCTCGCGAGACACCGCATGAGCTACTGACGCGTTTACGTCAAGAGGCTGCTGCGGAGGCTAGCTCGGTCGGTTCCGGGGTGCCTCTTGTTCAGAGCCGCGTAGGCAGTGCCCTGGCGCGGATGCGCGAGGCTCCGTCGCAGGCCCCGCCCGAGGTCAACATGCCTGAAGAGCGGGTGGTGGGCCGTCAGATGACGCAGCCTCGATCTCCGAGCCCCATCCCCGAGGCGCCGACCAAACACGACCTCGAACTGGGCCACTCTCAGTCCACGCTTCACCGACGTAGTCCTGACGACCCTAACCAACCCATCCCCACCCATCGCGATGATTGGCACGCGTCGCAGCGTGCGTTAGTCGAGCGTGACCGGCCAACACCGGGGACCGAGCAGCATCGACGCGCACGGGGCGCCACCCTAGGCGGGGGGAGGGAGAGCCGCGCGTCGCGCGAAGATTGGCATGCACGGCAGCGTAAGCTGGCAAACCCCCCTGCCGACATGGAGTTCACTGCTGAAGAGGCGCGATCTCCACGGGATGAGGAGGCACTGCGGGAGGCATTGCGCCGGATGGCGCTGGAGTGACAACCATGCTCCTCACCGAGCAGTTGGCCTCGGACCTCGTGGGTCTCGTCAGGCGCGGTAACTTCTTACAGGTGGCGTGTAGGGCCTGTGGTGTTAGTCCAACGATGCTCCACAAGTGGCTGAAGAAGGGTCACAACGGTGAGCAGCCTTATCGGGACTTGGCTGAGAAGCTGAGTGCAGCGCAGGCTGAGGCTGAGATAGAGCTGGTGGATACACTGAACGCGGCGGCATCTAGGGACTGGAAGGCTGCGGCATGGAAGCTGGAACGGAAGTACCCTGACCGCTACGGACCAAGACTAGAAGCCCGAATAGAATCACAGGTGACAGATGAGCGAGTCGCAACCCTCACAGCAGCAGAAGCCCGAAGTAAACTCAAGCTCCTCCAAGGAGGTTCGAGGCCGCCCATCGAGGCGCAAGGGGGGCAAGCCCCCTCGGAGCCGGGAACCTCTTGAGCAGGTGTACGGGTTCCATCTTCGCCGTGAGCCTGGGGGCTATTCTGTTTACTACACCAAGGCGCCTTTGGTAGAGGTAGAGCGTCTCAGTATTCGTACAGACAGGCCGGACGCTATGTGGCTTGTTGTGAACAAGTTGGTTGGCGAGTTGGAGAGGATGGGATCAGGCCATGGCTACAAGTAAGAAAACCACCAAGAAAAAGGCCCCGGCAAAGAAGGCCGAGCCGAAGAAAGCTGCGCCCAAAGCGACGGCTATTCTCGCAATGCCTGACTACGCCGGGATGGCGAAGCACATTATCTGTGAGCAGGGGTGGTCAAACTCCCCCGCGCCGGATGCCGTTGCGACGTTAGCCAAGTACCTAGCCGCCGCGTACCAACACGGCGAACTCGCTGGTCGCGGCAACGGGTGACCTGGCCGATTGTGGCCCTGGTGATAGGTGTGCTCGCCATCGCAGCGGCGAGAGACGTACTCGTGCGTCTTCAGAAGGCACACGCCCAGGACGCGACGGACAAGAAGATAGAGAGCCTCGAAGCCCAACTCAAAGCAACCACCGAAGATATCTCCAATCTAAACAACATCGTTCGGGACCAAACAACCCGGCTCACGTTGTCTAGAAAACGGAGCGGCTGATGTCTCTCTCAGAGGAGGACCAACTCAAGACCCACCTGTGGGAGCTTGGTGATCTATCCTACCTACTGCACGAGGGACAGGACTTCATCAGGGCCAAGTTCCATGAGACCACAGGGCGCAGGTTCATCGTCAACTGCTCCAGACGGTACGGCAAAAGCTACCTCGCTTGCGTACTCGCGCTTGAACACGCACTCAAGCACCCCAACTCCCAAATAAGAATCGCTGCGCCTACAGCCAAGATGGTTCGGGGAATCATTGAACCGCACATGCGTAACATCCTCATGGATGCGCCTCGTACTGTGAAGCCAAAGCACCTCAAGAATGTGGGCAACTGGACCTTCCCTAATGGCTCACAGATACACGTTGCTGGCTGCGATGCTGGGAACGCCGAGCGACACCGTGGGACAGAGATGCACCTGGGCATCATCGAAGAGGCCGGGTTCGTAGATGACCTAGACTACGTCTGCCAAGACATCTTTCTTCCGCAAACCATCACCACCGATGGGCGCATCGTCATGCTGTCTACGCCCCCGAGGACGCCTGCTCACCCGTTTACGCTCTACTGCGCCAACGCAGAGGCCAACGGAAACTACGTTCACAAGACAATCTACGACGCACCGCACATTACAGACCGGCAGAGGGAAGAATACTGCGCCGAGTCGGGCGGTGAGCACTCCACAACGTGGCGCCGTGAGTACATGGCGGAGTTCGTAGTGGACGAAAGCCGCGCGATTGTACCCGAGTTCAGTGATAATGAGAAGAATATTGTGGGTACTGTGGACAGGCCGGACCATTTTGAGTTTTACACGGCTGCTGACCTGGGTTTCCGAGATTTGACCTTTGTTGTCTTTGCTTATTACCACTTTCCTAATGACACGATGGTGATCGAGGACGAGCTGGTGCTTGAGCGGGCCAACAGTGGGATTATCGCGGCTGAAATTAAGAAGAAAGAGGCTGCGCTGTACGGGGATCAAGAGCCATCGATGCGAGTTGTGGACGCAGACCGCATTGTGCTGGCTGATTTGTCTAGCATTCACCGGATGCGGCTGACGCCTGCTCGCCGCGACGACCGCGATGCGGCCATCAACGCGCTTAGGTTGGCGATTACGTCCAAGAAACTGCTGATTCACCCTCGATGCACGGCTCTTAGGGCGCATTTGCGTCATGGGGTGTGGAATAAGGCTCGAACTAGCTTTGAGCGCAGTGGTGAGTTCGGGCATTTCGACGGAGTTGCAGCGGCCTGCTACCTTTTGCGCCATGCCATGCGTGGAAAGAACCCATTCCCGGTACATGCTCCGGGTGTGACGCAGGATGACCATTTTGTGCCCAAGCGGGCTGTGAACGGCGAGGGTGGTGCGGAGGTAGTTGAGATATTCAAGCCTCGGCACAGGAAGATGTGGAGAAGATAATGCCTATTGAAGGACGTATACCCGGAAACAGAGAGTATTGGGCGGCAGAGTCGGGCGATGAGTTTGCCAGTGAGCTTCGCCACGCCATTATGCGCTATTACCGGCAGATGGACGCCACGGGGCGCACCGATGTGTGGCGTAGGTCGGTTCGCACCTACTATGGGCTGGATGCGGAGGGCAGTTGGCGCAATTCCAGCGCGATTACCTACGGTGGGGAGCAAGGCGAGCTTGTCATGCTGCGCGTCAACCATTATCGGAACCTCATCCAGCATATGTTGACGATGACAACGTCGAGCCGCCCATCCTTCTCTGCTCGCGCGATGAACGACGACCAAAGGTCCCTTGTGCAGGCTCGTATCGCCGAAGGGCTCATCGATTACTACCTCGACGAGTATAACGTGGAGGATGACTCCGTAAGGGCCGTTGAGTACGCGCTTGTGTTCGGTGAGGGCTGGCTCAGCCTAACCTGGGACGCCGAGAAGGGCGATCAGTACGGGGTCGAGCAGGTTCCCGTGATTGCTGACGACGGGTCCGAGGTATACGACGAGATGGGCGAGCCCGTCATGCGTGAGCGCATTGTATACAGCGGAGATATCTCTAGCTATGTGAGCGGTCCCATGGATGTGGTGCGTGACATTGCTCGCCGGGACGAAGACCACGATTGGCTCTGTCAGCGAATCATGAGCAACCGCTATGACCTGATGGAGCGTTACCCCGAGCATGCTGACGACATCGAGAATCTTGAGTCAAAGCCTGCGGACACCGAGGCGGTGCTCTTCGACTACGTCAACAGCTACGCCACGACAACAAGCAGCGACATCATCCCGGCGTACTACTTCTACCACAAGGCTACCGACGCGCTTCCGAAGGGACGCTTTTCTATTCTGGTCGGCGACATCCTGCTCCATGACGGGCCGATGCCGTACAGCGACATACCCATCTACCCGCTCGTTCCTTCGATGCAGTTCAACACAAGCTCGGGCTACTCGGGCAACTGGGACTTGCTGGCCTTGTCTCAGGCGATGGACAGCTTGATGACCACGGCCATGACGAACCATGAGGCGTTTGGTGTGCAGAACGTGCTCGTGCCTTACGGCTCTGACATCGAGGTCAACGACTTGTCCGGTGGGCTGCGAATGGTGCAGTTCAACGCGGCTGCCGGGGAGCCGAAACCGCTGGAGCTGCTGAGCATAAGCAGCCACACCTACAAGCTCATGGACGCCATCACCGGGATGATGGAGACGCTCAGCGGTGTCAACTCGGTTGCCCGAGGAAACCCCGAGAAGAACCTGGAGTCTGGTGCTGCGTTGGCCTTGGTTCACTCGATGGCGATTCAGTACAACAACGGACTTCAGCGGGCCTACGGGCGTATGATGGAGAAGACGGTCACGGGTCTCATTCGGATGCTACAGGCTTACGCATCGACGCCCCGTCTCGCCGAGGTGCTCGGGGCAAACGAGAGGCCCAACCTGATTGAGTTCACTGGGGACGACATCAGGAGCGTGCGCCGAATCAAGGTGGACCTTTCGAGCCCCCTTCTCCGCACTGCGGCTGGGCGCGTTCAGTTGGCTGATAGGCTGCTTGAGCGTCAGGCTATCACCGCGCAGCAGTACTTGGATGTTGTGGCGACGGGTAGGCTGAGCCCCATCTTGGATGGTCCGCGCGCTGAGCTGTCGCTTATCAAGAGTGAGAACGAGCGTCTAAGCGACGGTCAGCCAGTGCGCGCTACCCCGATGGACAACCATCGTCTGCACATTCAGGAGCACAAGGTAATCCTTGCTGACCCTGGTATTCGGTTTAACGACGAGCTGATGACTGAGATTCTCAACCACATTCAGGAGCACGTCGAGATGGCGCAGGAGCATCCTGCCATCATGATACTCACTGGTCAGGAGCCCATCCCTGGTGGGGCGCCTCCTGGGCCACCGGAAGGTGCGATGCCGGAGGGGGCTGCGCCAGGCATGGGTGAGCCGGGAGAGGTTCCGGGCATGGAGGGTGGCCGAGCTTTGGGTGAAAACCCGGAGGGTCCCGAGCTGCCGCAGATGCCCAAGAATCCGCTCAACGGAGAGCGGTATAGTCCACAGGGAGGAATGGCATGAGTGAAGTATCAGACGTGAGTGCAGCGCCGGAGGTGTCGCCTGCTACAGAAGCGGCGCCCGGCGTGGCTGCGGAAGGTGTCGAGATTGACCCCAATACCGTAGACCTAGCGGCAATGGGTGACCGGCTAGTCGAGGTGACCATCGACGGCGAGGCTGTGATGATGCCTTTGTCTGAGGTGGTCGCCAACACGCAGCGGGCGAAGGCGTCCCACAAGCGGTTCCTTGAGGCGGCTGAGCTTCGCAAGTCTGTGAACCAGAAGGAGAGCGACATCAGGCAGTTCATCAATGCGCTTCGCGGGGAGAACCCCGAGCAGCTTCTCCAGCACCTGGGGATTGATACGTCTGCGTTAGTAGAGCGGGAGCTTCGGCGGATGACGAAGTTGGAGTCAATGACTCCGCAGGAGCGAATGCAGCACGAAATGCAGTCAGAGCGGCAAAAGCTGCGGCGCGAGAAGGACAAGTGGGAGAACCAGAAGAAGGCTCACGAGGACAAGAGGGTGAGCGATCAAGTGGCAGTTCAGGCCGCCCACTACCAAGAGCAGTACACCAAGGACTTTACCGAGGCGCTCGGTGAGGTGGGCATAGCGCCGAAGAGCGGGGCTTACCCCAAGATGCTCGAATACATGGCACAGATAGCCTCAGAAGGGTTAGACGCCGGAGTAAGCCTGAAGCCAGCCGACCTCGTGCAGATGGCGCGCGAGGAGTACATGGGCCTCATCCAAGGGTTCTTGGGCAACATGGAAGGGGAGAAGCTCCACAGTTACCTCGGCGAGGGTGTCGGCAAGAAGTTCCGCCAGTACGACATCGAGCGCGTAAAGGGGAAGCTCGAATCGCGCGAGGGCAGCTCGCAGCCATCGAGGCGCCGCCAGAAGAAGCAGGACAAGAAGGCGTACAGCATGGACGAGATGCGCGAGTTGTTTAAGTCGAGACGCATGAAGGGTTGACTTTTGTTGGCTTTTTAGTTCAACATGTGCATGTCGGAGTTCTAGACCCGCAAGCGTTACTGCTACCCGAATGGATGCGAAGGCGTGTGACGGCATCGATGAGATCCCGAAAACCTAATCATTTTCAGGAGTTATCATGGCTACAGCAGTTACAACCTCGCAATTGGACGGCTTTTTCAAGCGCGTCTACGGCGACGATCTAGAGGCGCTCGTTCCCGAGTTCGCCATCGTCGCAAAGAAGATTCCCTTTCAGAAGGCAGATAAGATTGGGGATAGCTTCCGCTTTCCCTGCAAGCTGACTCGTTCCCAGGGTTACACCTGGAACGGTACGGCGGCGGGCGCCGGTTCGGCGTTTGCGCTCAACCAGCCCATTAGCCTTGTCACTCGCGAAGCGAACGTGACCGGCTCGGAGTTCGTTCTTCGTGAGCGTTTGAGCTACGGCGTTGTCTCCCGCTCCGGCGGCAAGGAGGAGTCTTTCGGCCCCGCCTTGGACGAGGTTGTGCTCGACATGACGGAGTCGGCGGCTTTCCAGCGTGAGATGGCTCTTTTGTACGGTGGTTCATCCACCGGCATCGGCGCGTTCGTCAACGCTGGCTGGGGTGCAGTAGGCCCCGCGAGTGGTGTCATCACCCTTCTTCCTCAGTCTTGGGCTGGCGGTCTTTGGGCTCAGATGGAGGGCGCAGAGATCGACATCTACGAGGACGCGGGCGGCGTCGGCGTGGCAACGGAACTTGTGAACACGAACGGTGCAGTCACGATCACGGCGATCGACCCCGACACGCGGCAGGTCTCGATCACCTGTAATGTTGCGGCGGACCAGGCTTTGATCACTGCGGCTGTTCTTGCGGCTGGCTGTTACATCTACCCGCGTGGAGCCTATGGCCTGCCTGGCCCTGGCGCTGTTCCAACGGGCGGTAACTGGTTCAACGGTCTCGACGCCATCATCAGCAACACCGGCACTCTGTTCGGTATCAGTGCTGCGACCTACAACCTGTGGCGCGGTAACGTCTACGACGCCGCTGCGGGGCCGCTGAGCGCGGCAGACCTCCAGCAGGCGATGAGTCGGGCTGCGGTTCGTGGGTTGATGGAGGACGTTACTGTCCTTGTCAGCACCTACACCTGGACTGACCTTCTGAACACCACGCTTGGTAACAACCGTTACTACAACGACAAGAACCCCGACAGCGAGTTCACGTCTGGCAGCAAGAGCATCAAGTTCTTCGGCGTCAACGGTGTGATGGAGATCGTTCCTCACCCGATGGTAAAGGCTGGGGACACTTTCATCGTTCCGATGAAGCGTTGCTTGCGTATTGGTTCGACGGACATCACGTTCCGTTTGCCTGATGCCGGTCCCGATCGATTCGTTCGTCAGTTGACGGACAACGCCGGTTTCGAGATTCGGAACTATTTCGACCAGGGATTGATTATCACTCACCCGGCTCGGTGCGTGAAGATCACGAACATCACCCCGACTGCCGGTCCGTAGTTTAGAGCGTTGGGGTGTCGCGTTTTCAGTCTTCCCTGTGCGCGGCACCCTGGCGGTCTTTTTATTGATTGGAGGTTCTGGTGGACGAAGCTAAATCTCACGCCCTCAAGAAGTTGGTCAAGGCGGCTCGACGTGCTCGTTTGCGAGATCATGCAGACGAGGAGAGCGGCCCCCCTGGGCTCACTATCATTCTCGGAATGGGACGCCCCGAGGGCGAACTTGAGGATGACTTGGACCTGGCCGACGACGCAGAGGAAGTAGAAGAAGACGAAGAAGACGAGGACGAATAAATGCCGTACCGCTCCGACGACCTAGTAAGCGCCGTTCGGATGCGGTGTCAGTTGCCTACGGCAGCTAACGACGGCAAGTTTACGGACTTGAATATTCTTGAGCTAGCTTATGAAGAGCTACTCACCTACGTCTTACCTGAAGTTCGCAAGGCGCGCGGGAACTACTACGTCCGGTCTCTGGACTACGCAGTAGCTTCCGGCGTCAGCGACTACAGCATTCCGCCTCGCGCGCAGGGTGCATCGCTCCGCGATGTGACGTACATCGACCCCAACGGCAACGGCTGGAGTATCCCCGAGATACCTCTTGAGGACTCGGACTACTACAAGTCGAGCGGCTCTACATGGTGGAGCACTGCCTACGTTTACACCATCGAGGGCAACAAGGTGCGTCTTCGCCCCGAGCCCACCCGAGAGGGAACGCTCAGGCTAAGGTACTACGAGCGCCCTGGTCGCCTGGTGCCTGTGTGGGATGCGATGTTGATCACTGGATTCGGCGCAGCGAACAAGGTGTTTGGCGATGTCCCGGCATTGTGGACGAACGGGAACATCTTTGACTTACTTTCCGCCGACCCCACGTTCGATACGTTCGGCATGGACGCGACTGCCATAGTTGTGACTCCTGGTGTGGGGGGTGAGGTTCAGCTTACGGACGCGCCCCCGGCAGAGCTTGCGGTTGGCGACTACATCGCGCTAGCCACCGAATCTCCAGTCGTTCAGCTCACGGTTGAGCTTCAGCCAGTGCTGACGAGCGCGACTGTTGTTCGTGTGCTTGAGGCTCTTGGAGACTTACAGGGAGTGGGCGTGGCTCAGGCGAAGATGGAGCGGCAGATGGGTCAGGCTGTAGCTCACATCCAGCCCCGCAACGACGGGGAGCAGCCTCGCATCATCAACCGGCGCGGCCCGCTGAGGTTTAGCAGGCGGTGGCAGTAGATGGCACAAGAGCTGACACTGCTTCCTGCGGGCTGGATACCAGACCCAAACCCGCACTCCGCAGCGCCGCCCGGTGCGGCGACTGTCGCTGACAACGTAGTCATCGAGAGAAGGGGTATCGTTCGCCCCCGTCCTGGGTTTCCCGAGAAGGCCGCCTTTGCTGGAACCGTTGGGGCGGTGGGCACATACATCTTCACATTCGAGAATGATGACTACCTGTGGGAAACGATCGGCCTCGTTTATGACTGCGAGTTTTTGGTCAGGGTGAGTGACGGGGCTACCGTTCACAAAGACGCAAGCGTAGACACGGCAGGTCCGACTGTTTACTACCCGGTCAAGTCTACGGTGGGTGCCTCTCACAGCGCCCAGACATCAAGCAACCTCTACATCACCACCTCTGATGGGGTGCGTAGGATTGAAACAACAACGGGGGCGGCGGGGGCTAGGGCGCTGCTGACGGGTGTACCGCAGGGGCTTACCCCCAATGTTCAGATCGACACACCGCTGTGGGTGGGTTCTCGATGGTTCAAGGCTGATTCACAGGTGGCATACCGCATAGTCTTCAGGAAGACCGTGAGGGGCATCCCGCTATACGGTGCTCCATCTGGCTACACCATACTCACCAACCCGGCTGCCGGAGCGGACGGCGGCGTGCAGGTTGACATCCCCATTCCGCTTTCCGTTCAGGGCGCATCGGGTGGTCTCAACATTGTGGCCGGGGACCGGGTCCTTGTTTACAGGACAACGTCAACTGATGCCGATGACACCCCCCCTGGCGACGAAATGCAGCTCGTTGCTGACCAAGAGCTAACCGCTGCTGACCTCACGGCGGCCCTCGTCGGAACGCCGGTTACTATCTACGACAGGGTTAAGAACGAAAACCTCGGAGCCTTCCTCTACACGAACTCAACGATCGACGGCATCCTGCAAGGGAACAACCGACCACCCATCGCAGGCGAGGTCATCGACTACGCAAGCAGTCTCTACTTTGGGAACTGTCAGGTGTACGCACAGCAGGGGATAGACATCGTCAAGCCAATCAACATGGTGACGGTGACCGAGGCTAACGTGATCATTAACGTGGGCACGCCGTACCTGAACATTGCCGGGACGCCGGACGCATCCCGCATCGGCATGTTCCTGGGCGCCGGTCAGAGCGGGGGCGCTGGACCGTGGGCTGGCGATCCGCTGGGCGGAACCGTTTTCTTTCCTGGGACCACTCAGATAATCGGGGTTGATGTACCTGGGCCTGGCGGGAGGTATCTCCTAAGTCAGGACGCGCTAGCAAGCTGGGGCGGAGCAGGCAACAACATGGAGCTTCACTCGTACATGGCGGCCTGTTCCCAAGGGCAAATGAACGGGACCTATGTGCTGGTTCCTTACTTCAGCGACATCTACTTCTCCGCCTCTCTGGCTAACGGAGCGTCGATTCCGAATCGGATGTTTACCGTCGATACTACCAGCGCAGCGAAGACAGCTCAGAACCTAGCCATGACCGCTGGACAGAACGGGGAGCGGTACTTCAACGTCTACCAGTCTGGAGGCGATGACAAGATCGCGTCTTTGCTTTGGGAGGAGCGCGTCCCGAAGTATGCGGGGCCAATAGATGCCACGCAGTGCGAGCTTTTCGCGTACCCAGCCGACAGCTATGCAGTGTCTCCTACCGTGGTGATACCCGAGCCGTTCGCGCTTGGAAGCGGTTACATCTTCCAGACAAACGTGAACCAGAACAGAGTTTACTACAGCAAGCAGTCCCAGCCCGAGGCGGTCCCGAAGACAAACTACTTCGACGTGGGCTCAAGCTCGTTTCCTATCCAGCGAATGATACGAACGAGAGAGTCGCTGTTTATCCTCAAGCAGGATGGCGTGTTCAGGCTCACGGCGACGAGCCCGTTCGACCAGAGGCTGGACCTTGTAGACCCAACCTACTCGCTCGTTCACCCGGACGCTGCGTGCATGTTTGATAACCGGATCTTCGCGTGGACCAACCAAGGCGTCGTCCTGATATCGGACAGAGGCATCTCACCCATAAGCGCAAACATCATCCAAAGCGAGCTAGACGCAGTCCAGAATACGCTGGTGACCATAGCTCCACAGGGAAAGCCGTTTGCGTTTGCAGACGAAAGCCGCGACCTGGCCTACCTCGGGGTCCCCGCCACCGGGCTTGCGCTCGCAGCCTGCACAGAGATGTTCGTGTTTTGTGGGCGTACCAGCACATGGAGTCGGTATACGTTCTCTGATCGATACCTGAGAGATGGGGTAAGGCCATTCAAGGGGTCATGGTCATACTTGGCAGGCTCCACAACAGCACCGCAAAGCAAAGTATACGGGCAAAACTCAAGCCCCTATGATGCGAGCTTTGCTATCACCGTGACTGTAGCCGTGGGAACCGAGATAACAATAGCCGCCGGAAGCGGGTGGACGCCCGTTGTCGGCGATGTCATTCAGGTTGGCGCCGCTGTCGTTATCGTCACTGCCGTTACCAGCGCGGTGCAGTTCACTGTACACGATACGGGCATTGTGGCGGCGGCGGGCACAGCTTACGTCGGCTTCCTGAGCGAGCTTGAGTTCATCGTCAAGGAAGCTCAGAACCCCGGTCGCCTCAAGCACTGGCGCTATGTGGTTCCCGTCTTTGGTTCGCTCAAAGGTATCGTCACTTTCGACGCCACGTTCAAGACCAACCAAGATGTTACGTCGGCAACGCTGAACGCATCGGTTCCGTACACCGCCACCGCCAATCCGCGCACCGTGCGTCTGACTCCCACGAGGCAGCATAGCCGAGCGGCTGAGCTTTACGTTCGCTTTGGCTTTCGCACTGCGCTTGCTGAGTGGACGCTCCAGGGTATGTCGCTCACCTACAACGCTGGGTCATCGAGGGTGCAGCGATGAGGATACCCAACCAGATGATGATTGAGGCAGGTGAGGAGCCTGCTCAGTGGGTGGACAGGTTGAACAAGTTTGCTCAGCAGGTCATCAGTGGCTTTTCCTCGATAAAGGAAAGTCGGAGTTACCGTGACGTGGAGATAGCCGGTACGGCGGACAGGTTTCCGATCGTTCGCGGGCTAACGAGGCCGCCTAATGGGGTTGTCCTGGCGCGCATCATCAATCGAGACGAGCCTTTCAAGGCGGTAGCGACTACATCTTTTTACTGGTCTCAAGATCAGGACACCGTCTACGGACAGCTCGGAGGGCTTGTGACTGGAACCCTATACGAAATTCGATTCCTCATCCTGGGAGGTGAGTGATGCCTGAAATTGTAGACGACATAGAAACTGGCGGAGGGGGGGCTAGGAACACGGGCCGACGCCAAACGCAAGAAGAGGCGGACGAGGCATACCGCGAGCACACAGAAGAGTGGAAGGCGCACGCTGCGGCACCGTGGGTCGCAGAGGGTCGGCCACCGAAGGCGTCTGACTTTCCCAAGTCCAACCACAACGACAGTTGGCAGCAAGCTGCCAGGGCTTACCAAGACGCCCTCAACCAGTACGAGCTAGAGAGGGTCAGGCGTCTCGAAGAGGGGATGCCTACGGCTGAAGATCTCGCCTACACTCCCGAAGAGGAGAGGACCGTTGAAGAGCTTGGCGCCTCGATGGCTGGGCAGGCGGCGGCAGACGCGGGCTCAATCGAGTCGCAGAAGCGGGCGCTGGGGCAGATGGAGGAAATCTACCGACAGGGTGGGTACACTGACGTAGAGCGCGAGCAAGTCGAGCAGGCCATGATGCAGGCTCGGAACCTTGAGAGGGCCGGAACCCAGGCAGCCAGGCAGCAGATGGCAGCCCGTGGCATGGTCGGAGCCGGTGCCCAGGTTGGGGCTCAGATGGCCGCGCAGCAGGGGTCTATGAACAGGGGGCGCGCTGCTGCGGCTGACATTGCGACCGCAGGACAGGCTCGGGCGCTAGAGGCTCTTGGTGGTGCAGGTCGCGTAGCCGGACAAATGCGCGGCCAGTCGTTTGAAGAGGGATACAAGCGAGGCAGCGCCATTGATGACTTTAGGCGGAACGAGATAGAGTACCAGCGCGACAAGGAGCAGCGCCGCGCAGAGGCTCAGACTAAGGCGAACGAGCGATTGGGCGAAGCGCGCGGCGAGGAGTTCGCGAACCGCAGGGGCCTTACTATGGATGAGATCTCAGTGGGCCAAGCCGGACGAGCCGCATCCCTCGCTGAGAAGCAGCGCATTGACTCAAGAACAGATGCCGCGTTCGACAAGTGGATGAAGCCGTTTGATGTGGCTGCGAGCGCCGTTCCGTTTAGCGGCAACACGGGCAGCTCTAGCTCTAGTTCCAGCGGCGACGATGACGACGAGACGGTGACGAGGTAATCGATGGCTTTGACTGATCAAAACTTCAATCCACTCGCCGACGCGCTACGCGCTGTTGAAGAGGAGCGCGAGCGGCAACGACGCGCGAGCATAGAGAACCTCGTGCCGCGCATCGGGCAAATGATGCAGCAGGAGGAGGCGCCTAGGGACCCCTTCGATGCGCCCGTTCAGCCCGTCCCCGTCCCTGTGGACGACCCCATTGCTACGCTCGGTCGGAATCGCGCACAGCGCGAAGCACCGAAGCGCGAGCCTGATGTGTTTCTTCCGACTCGCACTGACCCTCGCGCTCTCATTCCACCAAGTATGATGGAGAGGGGTCCCTACCGGCCAAGCGACCCCAGTCGCATGACTCGCGATGACCCCGACTTACAAACGCTGCCATACTACCCGGCAGAAGGGGAGAGGCCGGAAGACCACTTAGAAACGCTGCCATACTACCCGACAGGAGAAGACCCCGCAGAACGGATGGAACTATTGGGTGGCACGCCGTCTTCGGGGGCCGTACCGCCCAACCCCTATGATGACATGGAGAGGTATCCGTTCACCTTGGCGGAGGCAGAGGGGTCGGACATGGCGTTTGAGCTGCCGGAGGCAGAGGGCTCAGACATGTCCTTCTCCACACCAGAGGCCGAGGACGTAGACATGTCCTTTGGTCTTCCCGAGGCGGAGGGAGTGGACATGGCGTTCACGGCTCCGCCGCGCGGGTCGGCTGATGCGTTGCCTGACAACCCGTACACAACGATGCCGTTTAGAATTGATGAGCCGCCCGGCGAGGAGTTGGCGGCAAACGACCCACCCGTGGGACTTCCAGCAAACCCATTCGTGGAAGGGGGGGCTCCGGGCCCAGAGCAGGTTCCGGGTCCAGAGCAGGCGCAGGACCCCGAGTTCATGGCTCGTGTAAAGGCTGCCATCGACGAGGCTGCGGCGGCGGAGGAGGCGCGCACACCAGGCAGGTTGCGTGAGCTGCCCGAGCCGCGTCCAAGGTCTAGAGCAAGATACGATCGCAACCGCGCATACAATCAGAGACAGAGGGAAATCGGACGCCTTGGGCGCCAGCGCAGTGCCGAGCGGGAGCGTCAGCAGCGCGAGGTCGAAGACAAGTACATGCGCCAAATGAACGAGCAGACGCAGGGTCCAGATAGCGCGAGGTCTGCCTACGCAAGGGCATACGAGGAGGGCTTCTCCTCTCCGCAGGAGCTAGACAACCTGTGGAACGCAGTGCTTTCCGAGCAGGAGGGAGTCGCTCAGGGGCTAGAGGCCGGAGGGACCAGAATGCCATTGGGCTCTTTCCCCGATGACGATGCCGCCATCGTGGGAGGAAACATCGCACCGCACAGGGAAGAAGGCGCTCCCCGGCCTACCAGCCTTCCGCCCAACCCGTACCCCGACATGGCCTTTGGTTTAGCAGAAGCTGAAAACGCTGACATGGCCTTCAGAATGCCCGAGGCCGAGGATGCGGGCGAAAGCCCGGACGCTCCACCAGCCCCCGACGCAGCACCGACGGACGACCACGCTAATGTCGTCAGCGGTGGGCACTATCCGAGCCTCGCTCAAGTAGAGGCCGACCCCGACGAAGAGAGCAGGGTGATGGACGCCATCTCCAGCCAGGTGCGTGGCGAAGCTCCAGCCGTCCCTCAGCAAGTCACACCGACATCCGGGGAAACAGCTTCTCCTCCGGCACCCGAAGTGGCATCGCCCCAAGAGGAGACTGCTGCCGAGCGAGCAGACCGCATAGCCCGAAGGAACTTCCTGATCTCTCAGGGGATACGTCTTGCCGGTAGCCTGGTAAATGCTGCGGGAGGTGGCACGGTGGAGTCTGGCGAAATGTTCGCTAGCTCTGCGCGTGACGCTCAGCAACGCTATAGCGCGGACGTGGCTGCCAGAGGAGTGGCTCGCGGACGGGCCGCAAGAGCGCGTCAACAGCAGGCTCATAGGGATGCACAGATGGCTCTCCAGCGTCAGCGGTTCGACGAGACCGTGCGCCAAGGAAAGCAGGCAGAAGAGACGCGCGCCTTACAGCGGGAAGCTACGCGGCGCGAGACGGCAGAAGAGGCGCGTGGCGATGAGCCGCTCACGCCGGAGCAGATAGAGTCCATCGCAAGCCTTGCTGTTCCAGGACAGCGGGATGCAGTCCGCCAGAGTCTTCAGGGTGGAACGCGCCGAGAGGGCATGGCGACGCGAGACCGACTGCTCACGCGTGCGAAGGACAGGGGAAGGCGTGGCGCTAGCGGTGGCGGTGGTGGCTTGCGGTCCCCAGGAGGTGGGGGTGCGGGCGCCGGGCACGGCACCGGAGAGGTTCTCGGGGTGAGCCCTCCTGTCGGCGGCGTCTTAGCTACCCGCATGAGCCCCGAGCAGGCCGATATCTACAACCAACACATGAATCCAGACCAGAGGGTCGCCTTTGAGTACGGATACCGCCCGCCGGGTTGGTTTGGCGAGGACCACCCTGGGTTTCGCGGCACCGGGGTTCCGAGAGATGATGAGAGCCAGCGGCATGCGAGGGACAGGGCAAGGGAGAGGGCGCGAAATGTTGCGGCATTGGACGGTGGTGGCGTAAGCCAGGCGAGGACCGCAAGGGACCACCTCATCTCTCGCTCCGGGTTTGATCGCGTGGGCGATGTGGTTGGCAGGGATGACAGGCAGGGTCTGTGGTTGATGACAACTCCTGGCGTGACACCGCAGCAGAGGCACGGGCTCCGCGCTCGTCTTGGTCAGCTTGAGGACTTGCGGGCAGCGTGGGCGCAATACCAACGAGCGCAGAGGGGCATCAACCGCATAGCCCCCAACGTGAACTGGTGGGATGAGTTGATGGCTCGTGGTCTTGCCGGAGGCGGGAACCGAGCAGCGGCGGTGGGGGTGGTTGACCGGCTTGTGCCTGGATCTGGGGACTCGGGGGAGCGCGATGCTCTCGTGACGCAGTTGCAGCGCATGGCGGCAGCCAGGGAAAACATGATCGGGATTACCCGAGACATCGAGACCTGGGGTGCTCTTACGTTGGGCGAGCACGCGCTCGGTACGATGCAACTTCCAGTGACTTCGGTGCAAACGGCACGCCGGGTCGAGCAGCAAAGCGCGAACGCAGTGAGGGAGCGAATGAGGAATCTGTCCCGCAGGGCCAACAACTTCCTTGGTCAGCACGCGCAGCGTGTTCGCAATCGATTTGAAGTCGAGGGCATTTCCGAGGCTAGGGGCCATGGGCTGCGGGCTAGGCCCGGCACACTGCGAGGGGTGCGGCAAACCATCGCAGACCTCCAGCGCATGGCGGCAGGCAGCGGAGAGGCTGCCGCAGTGGCCCGGCGCGCGTTATCTAACTTACGCATACGCCAAGTGGGGGGCAGGCAATGAGTGACGTTGGCTGGCTTGAGCGTGTAGGTGGCTGGCTCGGCATCGGAGACGATGACGAACTCACCGAAGAGGAACGCCGCCGCCGAGAGGAGCGCGTGCGTCAATCTGAAACCGAAGAGGGGGGGCGTGGACGCTTCGTTCCAATGGAGGACGTGGCGGCTCGCGGCACAGGCTCGGGCGCCATTCTCCAGCATGCTCCAGTTCCGGGTCGAGGAGTAGACCCGTCCACCGGACAGATGGAGCAGGAAAGCACTGGTGAGCAGTGGCTTACGGGCCTTGAGAACTACGGCGACGTGATGACCTTTGGTACGCGCCCTTACCTACAGGCTGCCCTGGAGACCAACGACCCTCACCTGGGGAGCCCTGACGAAACATGGAGTGATGCCGCCGACCGCATCAGGCAAGACGCGTCCCAGCGAACAGAAGAGAATCCCCTTTCAGCACTCACGGGAACGGCGGTTGGCATAGGAGCGTCCCTTTTGGGTGGTGGTGCCGGTACGGCAGCGGGCGTGGGTCGCGGGGCGAGCTTGCTAAACCGTGTTGTTCAGGGCACCGCGCGGGCAGGGCGTGGAACGCTTGACCCCGTGCGCGCTACGGCTCGTGCGGTGGGCCGACGTGTCGCTGCTCGAAGAGGGGCTCAGGCTGCGGCGGCGCCCGCCACGCAGCCACTTGCTCAGGCGGCGACGGCGGTCGGGCGACCTCTTGCTGCGGCTCAGAGGGTTGGGTCAAGGACGGGTCAGGCACTGAGTGCGTCTGGCAGAATAGCATCACCTGTTCTCCAGCAAGGAGCCCTCGGTCTCACCGAGACAGGCATTTACGCAGGGTCAGAGTCAGATGCGCCCTTCATGTCGGAGCAATGGCGCGATGACGTGTACGATCAGATGGAAGCGATCGGCCCGTGGGCGGCGGCGGCAGGCGTCCCTCAGTCTATAGGCAGGTCTTGGCAGGCGGCTCGACGTGGAACCTCACCAGCCGCACGGGCTACGGAAGAGGGAGTCGCCGCCTACCGAGGCAGAACAAACGAAGCGAGAGCAGCTGCCGAGGCGTTGGGCGCACCTCCCGCCGCTCTAGCCACATTCGAGAAGCTAGCGAGAGATGCTGCGGGAGCACCAACCAATCGGCTGGTGGAACTTTATGGGCGCGTTCAATCTCGCGCACCGAAACTATTCAGCGCGGCCCAGCACCCTGACGCGATGAGGGCTAGGATGCAGGAGGCGCTGTCGGTTGCAGGAGATGCGGCAGGCGAGGCTCTGGAGAGTGCTCCGGGGGCATCAAGACTTAACCTTGACCGCCATGCTGCCAACGTGGCTCAGACCGCAGAAAGCGCATTCGCAAGGAACGCTCCACACGCAACGACCGCTGACGCGGCGGCGGAGATATCGCGGGCGCGGGAACTTCTTTCTGGCCTGAACATTCGCAACTACGAAGACCTCCGCGAAGCCAACAACAGGCTAGCGAGAGCGGGTAGAGTCTTTGCCCAGGAGGGCCGCCTGGCGTTGAGTCAGGCGGAGTCTATCAATCAGCGGGCCAACCAAATGGCTTTTGACTTTATGCGTGGAGCGGAAACGCGCGCACTGGAGCGAACGCTGGGCCGAGAGGCAGCCGAAAACGTCAACGCCGCACGTCAGCACCACTCGGACCTCATTACGCTAGAGCCCTTTTTCAGGGGGGCTCGAACGCTTGAAACAAACTTCTTGGGATCTAGGTTCCTTGCCATGGGCCTTCTGGGTGGCGGAACCGGAGCTGGCTTGGCCGACATGTTTGGAGTCGAGGGGACGCCGGGACTCGGCATCGGGGGCGGCGTCGGGATGCTCGGAGCCGCTGCGGGGACGATGTACTACCTCAATCACATCCACCCCCAGCTTCGGCGCAGCCTTCCTGCGCTTCAGCGAGTGCTCAGGGAGAACCCTGAAATAGTTCCTATGCTCGGGCGGCGTTCTGTTGGGCACAACATGCACGATGCCATTCGCGACACTCAGGCCGCTCGTGCGGTAGGCTCGTACATAATGGAAGTCAACCCCGAGGCTGGTCGGGAAATGGCTGTGGATCAACTTCGGGAACTAGGCTTTGACCTTGAGGGGCAGCCCATAGAGCGTGGCGACGGGGGCGATGAGTTCCCTATGGACTTTGACGACGACGGGTTGGACGCGGTTCAGACAGATCTAGAGGGCAACGAGATTGTGCCTGATGAAGAGGGCGAACAAGACGAGGACGACTTTGCGTTCCCGCTAGAGTTTTAGCTAACAGGAGAAGTTAGAATGAGTATGATCGACGAACTCAGTATGATTCAGGCGCCAAGTGACAGCCAGGCTGTCCCGAGAGCCTCGCAGTTGCTTGCCAACACGGGCACCACCGAGGCTCACAACGCCACGGCTCTGCGCGTTGGAGCAATGGCTACGCTGCAAGCCGGTGCCGAAGCCCTCCGCATAAGCTTTCGCACTGATGCAGGCGGGGCGGCGCAGGTTGCGCTTACCTCCATGAGGCTTGCTGCCGGTACTTCTATTACCTGGCTCTGCACGCCATACGACAAGCATGTGTACGTTGAGGCCGCCGACGCAGCCTCCGCCTACGAGGCTTGGGTATGGACGAGCAGCTTCGGCGGAGAGAAGTAGGATGCCGAGGCGCCAGTGGGGCAGCCCCGGCTGGGGCTTCGCATTACGACCGGGTACGTCTGGGGATGTCATCAGCCCCCCTGCGCCTGGGGGGTCTCCGGCGCCCCCAATCGTTGCCCCTGACGCGGTTAGTGGCCTATGCCTGTGGACCGACCCAAGCGACACGGCGAGGCGCACAATAATTTCCGGCGCGTATTCGGCGCTTCAAAGCTCGGACACCGGGATCGGTCGGGCTGTCGGCGATCAGGTTTGGTCTGCCCCGTCGGCGGGCGCTCGGCCCACCACCACCACCATCAACGGGCGCGATGCCATGCTCTTCAACGGCACAAACAACTATATGCGACTTAAAACCGGCGGGGGCGGCACAGATCAAGCGATGCTTGCAGCGGGCGGATACGCCCACGACGGAATGGTAAACAGTCAATCTGTCACCGTGATCGCCGTGCTTGAGCCTCTCGATGGCGCGGTCGCCTCGGGGTATCTCATCACCTACAACTTGCCTGGAATGCTAGACTTCTCCAGCGGCTACGGCCCCGGATTTTATATCTGGGGCACGGCGGGGGCGGCCAATCTCAGCGCCCACATCTACAAATTTACCAATCCGGGGACGGGCGATCACTATGTGAACAACGCGACAAACGCAGGTATTGCTACTCCGGGGCCACGGGCGATGTGGTGGCGCCAGGCTGACCCCGGCGCGAGCCCAGCGACAAGCGAGCTTTACGGAGAGGTGAGCGTAACGGCCACCCCTCAAACGGCAAGCGTTCCCATTGAGAAGAGCTACCAGAACTACTGGGATTACAGGCCGATGTACTTGGGCTACGGGTACAGCCAGTACGGCAACTGCAAGGTGGGCGAGATCTGCGTCTGGAACCGCAGCCTAAGCGACGCCGAGGTGGCTAGCCTGGGTCCGTACTTTGCCGCTCAGTGGGGTGTATGATGTCGAATGAAAAGCACTGGGGGCTCTTCGCCGACGTAGACGAGTTTGAGGCGCAGGAGTTTTCCGGGGAGCCGAGACCATTCTTGGGTGACGATGACTCTGCCTGCGCGCTTGTGCTCGTTAGCGAGTGGAGTGCGCCTACCATTACAGAGGCGGAGGCTCAGGAGTACATGCGCTCGGGGGAGATATTGCCGCCATCCGGCGGTGGCGAGCCGGAGTAGCAATGCCCCCTGACCTCGATGACGACTGCTCCACCATTAGAACGGACCCATTCCGCGCGCTGACCTTCAAGATCTTGGCAGCCGGAGCGGTGCCGCTCATTGGCGCAGCGATCGCCATCTATGTACAAAGCTCCCTACACGCAGCAGAGATTGACCGCATCCAAGTGGACGTGGCAGAACATGCCGCCGCCCCCGTACACCAAGAGGCCGAGCGGGGGCTAGCGGAACTGCGAGGAGAGATAGCGGGACTGCGAGCCGACCTTCGGTCTAGCGTCCTTGTGAACCAGGCAAAACTGGAATCAATCGGAC